ACAAATATTTATGCCACAAAAAAAGCCCGATTTTTAGTCGGGCTTTTTTGAAGATTATAATTAACCTTGTGCTGTAGAAGCGCCTGTAGTTGCTGCGCCGATGGTTCTTCCTACTGCTGCTCCAATACCGCCTATTGGGCTCACTGCTGTTGTACCAGCTGCGAACTGTGATAGGTTATCGTAGGCAATGGTCAAGGCCACGGTCATGTGCTCATTAGTTGAGTAGTTTGCATCACCGTAGTCTGCATTCTGTAAAAAACAACCGTAGAGTTCAAATGTCTCTAGAGTGTTTGGCACTAGAGCACCGTTACCACCGTCTAGCACTTCAATGCGTGTGGTAAATTTGTAGTCAATGCCTGAACGTGCAGATGCCTGTTCCATGAAATCGAACTGCTTCTGAATCTGTTGTCCTACCATTTTTTGTACCTGGCCGCTGGCATCATCACGTAATGTTAGTGTGATGTTTTCTAGTGTATATTTGCCAGCTAATTTAACTTTCGAGTTGTAAACATCTAGAGTCATTTCTTCAAATGACACTTTAGGTCTTGTAACATCCTGTACTTGTTTGGTAAGTTCTGTTGCTGCGGCAACTCCAAATCCCAACAGTGTAACTCTGAAGCGGTATTTTAACTTGGGCATCAACAGCACTTGAGTGCTGCCGGCCGCATTAGTTGTTGGAATACCAATGTTGTTAAGCGATGTAATTGCCATTTTTAAATTTCTCCTGTGTTCTTGATACGCAATGGAATGTAAATGAACTCAATGGCTTTCACTGGCTCTATAGCGATATCAACATAAAGTTCGTTGCGATCGATACGAGACGGAGTGTTATTGCTTTCATCACACACAACCGCAAAGTCGTAGATTGCTCTCAAGCCTACTAATTCTAACAATAGGCTTTCTGCCGCTTGTTTAATTTCGTCTCTGGTAATCTTATCGTTAGGTTCAAACAAATATGGACGAGCCAACTTGTTTAACTGACTACGTAGATACACTACCAAACGTGCTACGTTGATGCGATCCAATGCTGATGCATTTCTTGCACGAGTCTTTTGACCGTAGGCCACCAAGCCAACACCGTTGAAGAATGGAATTGGATTGATCTTTAGTTCGTACAAGGTATCACGTTGGCCTTCGTTAAGAGCCACTGTTTGGAATTCACCTGTGGCTGCATCAATATATCCCACTGCTGTGGCATTTGTAATACCGCCACGTCTTGTGCCTGCTGGTGCAAACCATGGGAAGCTGACGTTGTCGCTGAGTGCAATGGTCTTCAGCATCATATGGCTTGCTGGAACCACTGCATTGGAACCACTTAGGTCAGTGGTAAATCCATTTGGATAGTATGTGGCCAAGTATTCATCATAGGTCACAACACCGTCATCGCCGTTGTCTGTGACTAATTCTGCATTAGTACCCCAGTTGTTCAACGAAGTAGCATCTGCAGGCAATCTCAATGGAGTGTCGCCTACCACAAACGCTGTAATACCACGGTCAATGTTTAGATTAACTAGGTTGCTCATTGTTTCTGGATATCCAGGGCAAGCTATGATGTTGAAGTTTCTGCGTTCTTCATCACGGATCTCTTGACTTGTATCAATCGCTGACTTCAACGCCTGTGTAACTACCTTGCGCTGTGCCTTGCGACCAAATGATCCTGAACCGTCTTCGTTGTTGCCTGAAGCAGTAACCCAACGATCTGCAAAGTATGTCTCCATACCTAGTCCTGAACCGCTGACAAAAGCTGAACCTGCTAGTGTTGCTGTGCTGGTTCTTGGATTATCACCAGCTGTGTCAATATAGTTGTTTCTGTACTTCTTGACATTGCCACCACTGCGTCTTAGGTTCCATAGCAGCATACCTTTTGGATATAGTGCTGGATCTGGAGCATCTGGGTCTAGGAAGTTATTGGTTGCTAGGTCTTCAATAGTTGATTGGCTTGATGAAGTACCTGCTGTATTCCAACGAGCATCTGCAAACAACACACCTTCTTCAGTGGTTTGATCTGTTTTATCTACTAATTCCCAACGTAGTGCAACGTCGCCGATGTCTGATAGATTGTTGTTGTATCTATAGATAGTTGGATAATTTTCTAAATCTGCTGTGCTGATCCACAGATCGCCTGTGATCGTCACACCCGACACATATGGATTGCTGGCAGCTACTATTGGTACGTATCCAGTTCTTAGTGTGGTTGTAGCAGCTTCGTAGTAAGGCGCTGTGCTGTGTCTATATCCTACCCATGTGTTGCCGTTGTGGATCATAATATCAACATCTGCAAAGTTAGGATTATACCAAAGTTGTTCGTCAGCTGGCTCGTTTAATGGAGCATCTGGACTAGCTGCAAATCTTGGATTTTCTGCAGCCAATGGCTTGTAACCTGATACTAGATAATCTTGTGCAGCGCCTGTAGCAAGATCTTCTGCACCCACTGCGCCACTACCTAATGAGATGTTATAGAAGTTTTCTGTGCCTTGTCTGGTTTTGAGATTGTAAGCTGTAAACAGTGTAGACAAAGGTGTACCTGTGCCGTCTGTGAGTCTAAAATCACCGCCGTCATTGTGAGTAATTACTAGTCTACTCTGTGTTGGTGTAACCGCCACCACTGACGCTTCGATATTTGTAAATCCAGCTGCGTTAATGGCTGCTGCAAGTTTATCTGCGTCTGTGTTGTCGCCTGTTGGTGCATTACTAGTAGCGGTGCTCAATGTGATGGTCTTGGCTGCGTCTAGAGCCAACTGACCCACAATGCTTTCTGCTAGTGTAAATGTTCTAGTAGAAGCAGCAGTAAATGTACCGCTCTTGATAATGTTGCTGGTCACGCTGGTGCCTTGACCGGGTGATATATTTCTATACCACATACGGAATTCAGCTGTGTTAGGAGTTGTATCAAATCCGCTGTTTTCTTGTGCATTGCTCTGCACAAACAATGTGTCTGCGCCGATATTTGCACCACCACCACTGCGATCTAGATAAAACAGTGCTGCGTGTGTAGTCGAATATATAGGAGCTTCTGCTGCCACCCATGATGATGTGGCTGAACTCCATTTTTTGGCTCTCCATCTAGCGCCTTTGTTTGGCTCTGTGGTTTTGACCCATATAGAACCTGTGGCAGCACCCTCTACTGTGGTTGTGTTGTCTGTGCGTTTGAAAGCAGGCACATCTGTGTGTGGAGTCTGTTGCAGTCTTGGGCTGATGTATTCGCCTTGGGTAATACCAAGAGCGGCCCATGATGCTGTGCCATTGTCTAGTTTGACGTTGCCGTCTGGACCAGTAGAGTCACCTGTTCCACTTCCTATTGATCTACCGTCTGAATAAATGTACAGCTTGTTGGACAATGCTCTTGCAGTTATGCCTGTGATAGCTGCTGTGTTAATATTGGCTGCGATTGTGGCCACAGTTCCGCCAGCGATTGAAGTACTGTTGATAAACAATGTACCCGATAATGTGCCTGCAAATGTGGAACTAGTTGCCACTGGCCAGCTGGCCTTCCATGCATTAGAACCAAGCAGTACCCATTCGCCTGCGTCTACTTGTGTACCACCGCCGGCAACTGTACCATTACCAGCAGACTTGTAAAAAATTCTTGCAAGATCTTCGTCGGTACCGTATGAAGAATCACCTTCTACAGTACGGAATACAACTGCATAATCTCCTATCTGTCCTACAGCTTCTTTAGGAGCATTAGTTGTTTCTATCTTACTTGGAAAATCTGCATCTGTTAGTACCATTGGTACTTTGTTGGTAAATTTCTGGCCGCCTGCAGTTGATCCTGCGGCGCTGTTCCACTCTTGGATACCCCAGGTTGTGGCCTGTGTATCAATCCACCATTTGCCGTTTACTGGATTCGCTCCCGGGGCGTCAACTGATGCTGCAAGTTGGTCTAGATCTACATCAGCGCGAACAATAAATGCTGCATTGCTGACACCTAGCAAACTGTAGGCTGCTAGTAGACCATATTCGTTGCGCTCTGAGCCATGAATGGGAGTTGAACTCGCTGTCTGCTCAAAGAAAGGAACACCAAACAGATCTGTAAGATCTCTCTGGCTGGTAACTTTAAATGCTTTGCCGGCATTTGCTTTGGTTGTTGCTGAAGCTGTGCTTGTACCAGCTCCGTTTGTTTTATCTTGGGCTGTAGCTACGACGATAAGAGGAACTGTACCAGGTTCTGCTGGTGTATAAAAACTCTCGTCGATTACCGTAACTTGTACGCCTGGTGATGTTAGTGCCATAT